CTTATAGTATTAAAATGCATTGACTAGTTATTTATAGAATTACTCTTCTGNTTCATCTTCAACTTCAGTTTCTACTTCTGCTTCNGTTTCTGGTTGTCCTGCAATAACTGCAGCAGCCTTATCTACTTCAGCTTCAATCTCATCTGCTGATTCTTGATCACCAAATAATGAATTAGCTACATTAGGCTTATATCCATCAACTCTTTCAGATGATTTTGCATATAAAATATCTTTTATTTTATCGCTAACCTGTGAGGCCGAATCATCCGCAGCAATCATATCCATAAGTTCATCCATAGTATTAGTGTCAAATGAGTAACTATAATCTATTTAGACACTATTTATTGTGACTTAAAATTATACTCAAGAATAATCTTATATAAAGTTTCTTTCATGGCAACCATTTTTTCCTTTTCACCCTCAACATCCTTTAAATTTTTAGGATACATTCTATCAACATAGTATGAAACTGCTGTATGCAATAACCTAATATGCCTTACGTCCCAATCTACTTTTAAGAATGGTCTGCCAGCCTCATCTTTTTGGGGCTGATCCATGTCCATTATATCTCTCCGCCTTTAGGTTTGACTATATTTGTATCCATAGTTGTAGATTTACTATCCACATCCATAGATCTAAGTGCAGCATCTGGTTCACCACCAGCACCATTATCACCAAGTTCTCCTTCGACTGGCATTGGTCTCATTCCACCAGAACCTTCTGGATCCATCATCATTTCTGCTGGATCTACAATAATACCATCTTTAATTTCCTGTGCTATCTTTTCATCCTGTTCAATTATTTCTTCATCTGTTTGACGTAAAACTCTACGTCTTACATAATCTTGAGAGTAATACTTACCAACATAAGGTTCTACAGTAGCAAGTAAAGCCATTCTTTCGTTTTGTAATTCTGCTTCTTTTAATTCAGCAAAATGATTATCATATAAGAAGTCATATTGTATATGCTCACTCATTACTTCCCAATCTTCAGGAGTAACTACATTCGTTAGAAGTAGTTGAGTTTTAAGCATATCAGTGAACATATTTGAGAATCTCTTTCTCAAACGTCCAACGAACTTACTAAATTTAACTTCGTCTCTTAATATCTCAGAGGATCTTCCCAGATTGAATCCTCCCTCTCCATCCATTCTTGATGGGGGTACATTGAGCGACCTATATAATTTCTTTTTGAAGTACTCAATATCCGTGATTTCACCAAGGTTTTGACCTCCTGGTAAAGTAGAAATTTCAGTTCCACGACCTCCTTCCCTTCTAGGGAGCCAGAAATCTTCAAGCATTGCCATGTACTTCTTGTCATCACGGATCTCTCCTGTATCGGCGTTGTATACAAGTTTATTCCGATATCTCATCATCACATCTCTGAGATATTGCTCTGCCTTCATCTTCGGTAAGTTTCCTACATCAATGTAGAAAATCCTGCGTTCTGGAGCACGGGATAGTCTATATATAACCAAACTATCCTCAATCATCCTTAATTGATTAAGTGATTTGATTGCTTTATGTAGATATGAGAGAGTAATTCCTTTATTTCTATCAACTAAACCTGAAGTAACATATGTAATAGCATCCTTCGACATTTTAATTCCAGCATTTGCACCCATTGCACCTGGACTTCCAACTGGATACGTCTGCTTAGGATTGTATATAAAATATTCTTCCAATTTTGGAAATTCATATTCCATTGGATTATCTTGTGTCTGATTACTTACACGATACTTATCATCTTTACTTTTCTTTTGTTGTCTAACATAACGCATTTTCATTGCGTCAATATATCTTATCTCTTGCAAACCTGCTTGAGGGTTCTTTAAATCTATAATTTTGTGATAAAATAATCTACCATCAACATACCAGTTTCTATAAATCTCATGTGCCTTTTTATCAAAATCCATTAAATCTTTAATGAATTTAAAAGCATCTCTAACTTTAGTTTTTATACCATCACTAGCATTAAGATTATCTAAATTAATTTCTACAGGACTATCATTAGTATCTGAAACAAGTGCTTCACTTATAATATCTTCGATAGCACTATCCGCTTCTGGATGAAGTGCCATTTCTCTATATCTTTTAACTAATTCAAATTCAGTTCTATATACGCCTTCAATATCAACATAAGAACCAAAAAAACCACTACTCAAATAATGATCATTCCCGTCCTCGTTATTAGGAGGAACGGGAGAGACCGCACTTGGGGGTAGTGATTTTTCGTCGGTGTCCTCTATCGAGAACCCAAAGAGTTTTGCCATGATTTATGAAACTTTCTTACTATTTAGTTAAGATCGTCAGGTCAATTAATCTGCAAAATTAATAGATTGAACTGCAAANTCAACAGTGAACTCNTCTATAGTATCACCTGTATCGTAAGATAAGTCAATAGCTGACACATTTGTTGGAAATATATCAACAAATTCATATTCTTTTAACGCTACATTATTTGCACCGCCAGAGTTTTGACTGCTCTTTTCAGATCCTCTACCAAGTTGAATGACTTTTGCGTTAGTCATATAAGCAGATGGATCTGTTGTACCCATATTATCATTTAAATTGGCAATTTGTTGTGTCCAATTTTCAAATGCAGTTCTAAATCTGAAATCTTCATCGTTAATTACAGTTACAGTCCAAGTATCAATTGTCCTGTCACCTGCAACTTTAAAAATACGACCTCTAAATGGGATGTCGATAGAAGCAATGTTTTGAGCAGGTAAATTTGCTGCTTTACACATGAAACTAAAGATTTCTGCATCCCAATTAGCTACTACATTAGTAGGTAGAGTGGTGAATTCAACTTCAAATAAATTAGGTCTCGCACCACCACCTATCAGTTTAGATTTGAATTGCGAAATATTCCTATTAGGTTTTGGTTCTAATGCCATTGGTTAATTCCTCCTGGTTTATTTAGAGTTAGAACTTAAACTCTACCTGCGACTTCCTCGAAGCTAACACCAGTACGTGTAGCAACGAAAGTCAAGGTAATGTAATTGATAGACTTTGCAGGCTTCAGGAAGATGTCTGCTCGGAACTCATTATTATCAATAACATCAGGTGTATTATTTGTGGTGTCACAAATAACGAGGAATCCATATAATCCTCTCTTAGCCTGAACGTCACGTAGATAAGGTTCCACAATATTGCGGAAGTTTGCTCTTGTTAACTCATCGTTGAGTTCAAATAGTTGAGCTTGTGCTGCTTTTTCAAGTGCTTGCTCAATTGTAAGGAATAAACGACGAACATTAATGCGATCAAATGCTGATGCATATCCAAGTGCAGTCTTATCACCGAAGAGTAGTGTTCCAATACCAGGTGTGGTAATGAAAGAGTTAATTCTCTGTGGATAAAGTCTGTCTCTCTGAGACTTACTTGGATTATATGCAAGTTTAACTGCATTGTTTATGACACCTCTTTGCTGTCCAGCAGGTGAGAACCAAGGATAAGCAGTAAGATTTGTACGACACATTAGACCAGCAACGTCTCCATTACATGGAATGTAACGGAATTCATTGTTAAATCTATCGAACATATACTTATAACCACTGTCAAATACACCATAAGAAGATGATTGAAGTGGACTGAAGAAGTTAATTAGATTCTCAGTCTGAGTCTCAGTGTTAGTAATGTTAACAACGTTTGCTCTGTGTGGACTAATAGTTGCCATGCAGTCCTTTCTATCTCCAGCAATTGAAAGCAATTGATTTGCTTTTGCTTGAGAATCAGACTCAACATCACATCCTGGTCCCATGATGAGATAATCAACCTGAACTTCATCTTTATTTGAGAATAATCTATATGAAGTCATTAGATCAGCTAATGTTGCACTCATTCCACCCTTTACTTCTCCAGATGGAATTGAACCATAGTCCTGTCCATATAGAAGTTTGTAACTTACATTACCCAATCCTGAGTAAGTAACACCTTGTGCATCTACACCCCATAATCCATCTCCAGTTGTAACAGGAGTGAATACTGTTGAGAATCCAGTTGCTAATGGTGCAGTTCCAAAGTAAGCATCAGCACTTTCTGATGGGTTCTTACCAGCATAAAGATTATCTGAGTAAAGTGCCAGATGATCCTTATAATATGATTTCTGTGGTGGATTTACTGCGGAAACTGCATCCTTTGCTTTAGAAAGGTTGAGATGCTTTTCAAGAATGTTTCCTTTGATTCCAGTAAGTCTACCTTCATCATCAACTAAAACAACGTGTAATCCGTCATTCTTACCATTTCTTTCTTTAACAAAATTGCTGCTTATTGGTTTAGGAGCTAATGTCTTCCAATAAGTAGTGCTATTGTCAAGACCTAATGTTTGCTCATCATACCAGTCAATAGCAGATCTAACTACTAGGATTAGCAGTATGACCTGTCTTAATACCTGAATTGTTAATAAATTGAACTCCAGATGTCTTACTAAATGCTGCTATACTATTTCCTTCAGCATATTCAATTGGATAGTAAGATGTAACACCAGCTATTGCAGAAACTCTTGATGTAAATCTTAACATCAATAGTTGACATTGTGTTACCAGTTCCTGTTGCAGTAGAAACACCAGTAATAATTCCTTTAAGATATCCAGTGAATCCACCAGTGGTTCCGATACCTGGTATAATTGCTCCGTCTATATTGGCAGTAATACCAAAACCAACACGAGCACCTGCTAGATACAGGTTACCAGTTGAAACACCAATTATTTGGTCTGCTGCATCATCGATCTGACAAACTCTAAGACCATTCGCCCAAGTTCCTGGGTTCTTTGCGGAGTAAGTAAATGTTGCATCACTTTGATGATTGTTTAGATAATCATCGTAGTTGTAAATTTTAAGAGTTGTCGTTGATGCTATACCAACACCTGCATTAGCATTATTCAGGTTATCACCTGCTGTTCTAACAACCTTAAGAACACCACCATATGAAAGGAAAGATGATGCAGTCATCCAGTATTGATACTGTGCATCAGTTCCTATGGGTGAACCAAAGGTGCTTTGTAATTGCTCTTCTGTGCTAATTTCGATGATATCATCGACAGGTCCAATTTCAAACGGTCCTGCAATAGCACCGATATTGTCTAATACATTATCAGCTCTTCCTACTGTTAAATCAACCTCCCTTACCAGTACTCCAGGAGATAATTGAGGAGTGGCCATGTTTTTCTCCGTAGTCTCAGTTTATCTGAAAATATTTATCAAAAAGGGCATTTACAGTGGGGAAACAAGGAGTGAACATTCACCAATCTGGATACAACCAATCACCAAATGCTTTCTTTTTTCTATTTTCTACTATCCTTCTTACAGTGCAAATCTTACATTCATATGAATATGATGAAGCAACTGCCCCTCTACTCTTTCTAGTTCTATAAAATCCATCTATTAAATTCTTCTCTTCACCACATACTCTACACTTTCTATCAACAAGCAATAAATGCCCAAGTTTTATTTGCTTATCAAATTCCATTTATCTATAATTCCACATATAATCCATACCACCACCTTTATCACCATACTCATCAGCAAACCATCTATCACCATCTCCATCAACAAAACTCTCATTATTCATTCCATCATCCATGAATCCAAATGGAGCCATGTCTTGTTCAATCTGATTCTTTTGTTCATCATATAATTTTTTTCTTACATCCTGATCAGTAAGTTCTTTAAAGTAATCATTCTGAACTAACCATGCATATATGACTAAGCACATAGCAAGGTCATCATTACACCCTTCTTCTGCCTCAAAGGAATTATGTTTCTGAATAAATGTTGTCAATTCAGATATAATTTCATAATCTTTAAATATTATCTTATCTGCTTCAATAAGTGCTTTTAAATTGAGAGATCCGACTTTCTTAACCGTCTTGGACATCTTAACTCCAAGTTGAGTCTTCTTCCCAGAAAACCCTTGTCCTACAACTTGTCCTGCTCTACCTCTCATAGAACACATTAATAAGTTTTCATATTCCAGATCAAAGTTTAGAATAGATGCTACCTGATCTCCTATATCATTTACCTCACACATTATAAATGCATTATTATATTTCTTTGCTATCTCCCATATTACATTAGGAAATATCATTGGTTTAATTTCATTATTCCTATACTTACCCACAACTTTATGGGGGAACGTCTGTAATATCAATAAGTACATAAGCAGAATAATCCTCTGCAACCCCTCCTTGCAACGTCAACTGTCATTAGATAATCATGATCTTTTACTAGGATCTTCGTAGATATCTAATCCAGCACTTCTTGCAATAGGATTTTCATAAACAAGAGTTCTTAATTTAGATGGTGCTATGAGAGTATCAACAGATCCTAAGAACTCACACTCAAACTCAATCTTAAACTGTTGTTCAGATGTGTTAGCAATAGTTTGTTTTTTCCAAGCAGCATCCCTGCCAGGAACTTGAGACCAATGCACATCAGTTGGAATATATTCATTCTTTCCTTTCTCTGCATCGTGCCAATACCTATAGAAATGGTTCATCCCATGTGGGGTGGAAACCATTATGACTTTGGTTGTTTTACCAGAAGTAATAGTAGGATAAACAGAACTAAAGAATGCCTCGGCAATATGATTAGGAACAAAAGCAAACTCATCCAAGAAAAGAATGTTGAAAGACATTCCTCGGACAGCACTAGCAGATGTTGATGCTGCAAGTATTTTTGATCCATTCTCTAACTCCAGTGATCCTTTATTCCAAGATATAATACCCTGCTGCATCCATTTAGGTAAATTCTCATATGCAGTCTGTAAACGACCTAACAAGTCTCTGGCAGTTGCTGCTTTGTTTGCAAGAATACCAATATTAACACTATCATTAAAAACAACATAGTGTAGCAGATATGATACAGACGTGGTAGAT